AGAAGCCAAAGCATCAGGTCAGCCACTCACAGATGAGTTGAGAAAGATGGGTATACCTGTCGTTAACTTCTCTCCATCTAAAGGAAACGACAAGCACACACGAGTAAATTCGGTTGCACCTTTATTTGAATCTGGTATGATATGGGCTCCGAACCAGGAGTTCGCCGAAGAGGTCATTGAAGAATGCGCAGCATTTCCTTTTGGCGATCACGATGACCTTGTGGACTCAATGACTCAAGCCATTATGAGATTTAGACAAGGTGGTTTTGTCTTACATCCTGACGACGAAAAAGAGGAGAAGATAATGAAAACTAAAAGGACTTATTACTAATGAAGTTATTAGAATTACTAAAAGCAATGTTCGGCCAAAAATACCTTAATAACATCATAGGTACAAAAACTAATGTTAGTAAGCCCATCAAACTAGATAAGAACAGCCCTTTCAAATTATATTCAGATTCAGCTTTTGAAAACCCTGACGTTTTAAAATTTATAGAAAAGAAACTAGCGGAGTATGGTCCATACGCTCTGTCTAATAAAAACATGTCAGAAGTAAAAAACTTTGAGATGAATTTAAGAAGAGCCTTAAACAAGAAACAACCAAAAGAAAGCCAAGTAAAAAAAGTAGCTGAGGCTATGTTTGGACCAATAGGAAAAACAGAAAAACCTGAAGCAGAAGTATTTGACATTGCAACATCAAAAAAAGTTGGTGACGAAGGTATCATGACTTTGAAATCAGAGCTTGGTTTACCTGAAGGTGTTGAGCCAGGAAGCATAGCAGATAAAGCGATTAAAGAATCTGTTGAATATAAAACAAAACAACAAGGTGTAAAATCCGTATTAGATAAAGACTATGTACCACCAAAGTCAGAACTAACTCTTGAAGAAGAGGAAGCAATAGCTAAGATAAATGATAGAATGGCAAAAGGTTATAGTGCTATGCAAGAAGGAAAACGAAGAGCTGTTATAAGACAGATCTTATTAAAAGATGCACGAATTGATTTACCAAAAGATGTTAGAAAAAGTTTATCAAACTATGATGATCTAAAAGGTGGTGGGGATCAAAACATGGATCCTTTAAAAATTTTTGAAAATTATTACGAGAGAGACAATGAGGTGTTGGGCGCACTAGATGGTGTTATTGATACAGCTAAGAATGAATTTGAAGCAGCAGATACATTCTTATCTTTTCCTAATGAAGATAAATTAAAACTTAAAAAACCTATGGTCAGAGAATCTTTAGATGACGAAGCAGTTGAAATAGAAGAATCAGAAATTCTTGATGATCCAGATAAATTTTCTATAGGTGGTCGTGTTGGTTTTTTTGCGGGAAATATAGCAAAAGGGGTATTAAAACTTATGCAATCAAAATTAGGAGATGATACTATAAAAATGGCTAGTGAGATTGATCGTCCAGAGTCAGCGTTAAATAGAGATATGTTTGGAGAGTTTAATGAAAGAATGTATAGAAAAACTTTAGATGTAGAAGAAACTCCACCAGGATTTAAACTAAGCAAAGAAAAATTGTTGAAAAATTTTCCAGAAATAGACGAGAGTATGGCAGATGAAATTATGGCTCTTGATAGAGATTTACAATTAACAGTGATTGCAATGCTTAAAGATCGAAGAAAAAATCCTAAAGCTTACGATAAACTATTAATGGAAAAAGGAGATACTTTAGATTTCCAAGGTGAGTTTGACAGATCAGTTCAAAGAGATAAAAATGCAGGCGGCGGTCTAAATTATTTGATGGGGTTATAACATGGCCTCAGAACTTCTTAAAAACAGAGCACTAATTCAAAAACTAAAAGAACCTGATATTCCTGTTGTTAATTTTGGTTTGGCAGATTCTGCTATAGAATCTTTAATTGAACCAGATGTATTACCACAACCAAAACCAGATGAATTATTTGAAGAGAGGGAGAGAATAAGAAAAGACAGATTGTCTGATACTCTTCTAGAACTTGAACCTGTTTTAATGGATGAGTCTGTAGATTTTATTGAGAGAGAAAATTTTGCATATGGAGATAAAGTTAAAAAACTTAGAAAATTTATCTCAGATAACCCCAGCTTAAATCAAAAAGAGATAACAAATTATTTAAAACAAATAGGGTATAATAATCCTCCCTCTGCTTTTGCAGCTCTTAAAAAAAGAGGAATTTTTGATAATATAAATATTGATACTACAAGAATACTTCCTAAAAATGTGCTCGACATGAGGGACGCTGTTGTTGAATATAATCAATTGATTGCAGATGCTTTAAGTAAAAAAGATCTTTCAGGGATTCCTGATTTAACTAATTTTTATAAAAATAAAACTGGAAAAACATTTAACATTAGTAATTATGATTATTACATGGGCACAGACAATCTTCCTGCGCCTAAATATCTTAAAGAAGCTCGAATAAATCTTGCATCAGATTTAATAGATGAGGCAAACGCTACAAATAAAAATATTTCTAAACAAAAGATTATTGATAAATTAGGCTTAACAAGAGTTCCTAACCCTAATGTTGATAGCGAACTGGCTGAAATTTTTAATCGGTATGTTCCGACTGAGCAAAAAATACAATATTATTTTGATAATATGTTTAAGGATTTTGATCTGCCAGCAGATGACGTATTGTCTCCTAAAGTTAAAATACGTAAAGTATTTAACGTAAATGAAAAAACCGTTAACAAAGCTCTTGATAATTATAAAAATTTTATAGATTTAAAACCCTTAATAAATCGTTTAAATGTTCCATCTTTTCAGAAAAAAATAAAAGGAAAAGGCTGGAGAATTTCTGATGTAGATACGGCTGTACAAAGTGGAACTATTTTTAAAAGGACTAACGCAATAGAAAATCAATTAATGGATTTAGCTGCTCGTCATTATAAACGAGGAGGAGATTTAATTCAATTTTATGAAGATGGAAAACCTTTACGAAGTTTAGAAAATTTAACTTCGTATGACAATGTTACGTTTAAATATAGACCTAATAATAAAGTGCCTTTTGGAAAAAAAGAATATGGTTTAGCAGGAGATATTACTAACCCAAATTATGTAGACCTTCAATTAGGGGCAAGAAAGGATCCTATTTTTAAGGAGTACTTTACACAGTTAGATGAGTTAGATAATTTAAGATACAAAGAGGTTCAATTTCCTAAAGGTCACCCTTTAGCAGGTAAAACTACTACCTTTGAAAGGCTAATGAAAGAAACTTATAATTTGGCAAGTGGTTATAGCTATAGAAAGTTTCCATATGAACTAGATCATTTTGGAGGTATTAAAAAAGATCCTTTTAAAAACATTCAAATTCTTCCAAGACGAATTAATCAAGCAGCAGGCACAATTAATTTTTGGGTTCCAGAGGCTGATAAGGCTAAATATTTGGAAAGAATTAATTATAAACAAACAAACTTAGAAGATTTAATAAAAAGCGAATTAAAGTTTGCTGAGGAAACTCTTATTTTTGATAAAAATGGGACATGGATTGGTAATAGAACAATTCCTCTTCATGCGGAAGCTAAAGAGTTTTTTGAAAAAGAAGCAAAAAAATCTTCGGTAGATAAAGTTTCTAAACAAGAAGGAACAGGCCAGAAAAAACCAACTGCTTTTCAAGAACTTATAAGTAGAAAAGGATCAGGCGTTGACCCAGCTCTTTTAGCGAAAGCTAGCTTTGAAGAATTTGTAAAACCAACTGGTAAGTTTGCAGGTCAAGTTGCTAGAGGCGTAGGTACTGCAGCCGATCTTGCAATATCTGCTGGTAAAGGAGGAACTGGTCTTGCACTCGGTGCTTTACTGGAAGCTGATCCAATTATCACTGGAATGACAGAAGGAAAAGATTTTGGTCAAACAGCTAGAGATACTTTTATAGGAACTGCAATCGATGCTATACCTGGTGTTAATTTAGGAAGTCTTAATGAAGATCTTCTTAAACTAGCTGACACAGAAGAACAAAGAGTTGGCATACAAAACTTAATTGATTACCAAAAAGACTATGACAGATTTAATAAAGACTTTAAGGCTTTTAAATCTTATCGAGGTTTAGATCAAATTTCATTAGATGAACTAGGTCTTACTGCAACTGATTTAGTTGATATGGAAAATCAATTAGCTAAAAGATTTGAAAACATACAAACTAGGGCACCAAAAGTTTATAACCCTGATGTTATTTCACTTGTAAGAGATGTTGCAAGAAAAGAAGCTGAGAAAAGAAAAGCAAATTTAGAAGGTATCCAAGGATTAATTTTTGGAAATCGTATGGCAAAAGATCCAAACTTTATTGAGAATCAAATACAACAGATTCTAGCAGCATCTACAGGTGCTCAAGGAGCAACTGATAGTTACACAGATAACTATAGATTTTTACCACAAGAACAACTTTCACCAGAAGAATTAGACGAAAGATTTGATATGGAAGGTGGTATCATGGCAGCTGAGGGCGGACGAATAGGTTTTGCTGATGGACCTAAAGATCCTAAAAGAAGATTATTTTTACAATTAATGGGAGGTATCATGTCTTTGCCTTTCATACCTAAATTTATGAAACAAGCAGAAGTTGTTAAACCCATAGTCAAAGTTGCAGGTAGTTCTACTAAAATGCCAGAATGGTTTCCTACTATGATAAACAAAGTTATGTTTGGTGGCACAGGTAAAAAAATAGATGCAGACTTAACAATATATGAACCAAAAGAATTGCCAGGAATAACCATAGGTAGATATGATGATGGTAGAGTTTTTGTGGAAGGTAAAAATGAGTATGGTAAATCATATTCTATAGAATACGAACCACCAGGTTACGAACTTATAGATGAGAAAACAGGCAAAGCTGTAAGGACAAAAGGCGAGTTTATTGCTCAAGAAGAAGTGCCTGTTAATATAGATCCTGATGGCAACGCTGATTTTGATGCTGAAGTTCTTAATGATTTAGATGATATTATGGGTTCAGATACAAGACGTATGGAAGAATATGCAACAGGTAAAGTTACAAAAACAGTAAAAGATGCGACCGGCGACACAGGCATGAAAAGTGGTGAGTATCAAGTAGGTGCAGCCGAAGCAAGATTTGAGCAAGCAGCAGATGAAGCAGCTGAAAGGCTAGCGGACGAAGCAGAGGAGGCTGCAGCAGCATTAGATGAAATTGACTAAAACTATACCCCCTAAATCAGGTCCTCAGTCTGAGGGCTTGCTTATTAATTACAATACTGTTAAACCTGTAAAATTGGAGAAAATAAATGGCAGACATAGACAAGTCTCTTCCAAACGTAGAGCAAGAGATAAAAGTACCATCACCTGAAGAAATAGAAGTTGCTGAAGAACAAAAACAGCAACAAGTAGATCAACAAGGTGATCCCGTAGAGGTTACAGAAAATGAAGATGGCTCTGTAGATATAAATTATGATCCATCAATTGGTTCTGTTGAAGGCGGGGAAGAGCATTACGCTAATTTAGCAGAACACCTACCAGATGATGTTCTTGGAAGATTAGGAACATCACTTTACCAAAATTATCAAGACTATAAAAATTCTAGAAAAGATTGGGAAAAAGGTTACAGAGAAGGTTTAGATCTTTTAGGATTTAAATACGATAATAGAACAGAACCGTTTCAAGGTGCATCAGGAGCAACTCACCCTGTGTTAGCAGAAGCTGTTACTCAGTTTCAAGCTTTAGCTTACAAAGAATTATTACCTGCAGATGGACCTGTAAGAACTTCTATCTTAGGAATACCAACTCCAGAAAAAGAACAACAAGCTCAAAGAGTAAAAGATTTCATGAACTATCAGATCATGGATAAAATGAAAGATTACGAACCAGATTTTGATTCGTTACTATTTCATTTACCGTTAGCAGGTTCAGCTTTTAAAAAAGTCTACTACGACGAAGCAACCATGATGGCCTGCTCTAAATTTGTACCCGCAGATGATTTGATTGTTCCGTATACAGCTACCTCATTAGATGATGCGGAATCTATCATTCATCGCGTACAAATATCTGAGAACGAATTAAGAAAACAACAAGTGGCTGGTTTCTATAGAGATGTAGATTTAAAACCAGGACCTTTAAATGAAACTGAAGTTGAAAGAAAAGAGAGAGAACTTGAAGGTGCTAGTAAAGGAAGAGACGAAGATATATTTAATTTATTAGAGTGCCATGTTCATTTAGATTTAGAAGGTTTCGAAGACATGGGCGAAGATGGCGAACCAACAGGAATTAAACTTCCGTACGTTGTGACTATAGAAGAAAATTCTAGAGAAGTTTTATCAATCAAAAGAAATTACGAAATAGGAGATCCATTAAGAAATAAGATCGAATACTTTGTGCATTTTAAATTTTTACCAGGACTTGGTTTTTATGGTTTTGGTTTAATACACATGATTGGTGGATTATCAAGAACAGCAACTTCTGCACTAAGACAACTTTTAGATGCAGGAACTTTATCAAACCTACCAGCAGGATTTAAACAAAGAGGAATCAGAATTAGAGACGACGCTCAAAGCATTCAACCAGGAGAATTTAGAGATGTGGATGCACCAGGAGGAAACATCAGAGACTCATTTATGATGTTACCATTTAAAGAGCCGTCACAAACTCTCTTACAACTTATGGGCGTGGTAGTACAAGCAGGTCAACGATTCGCTTCAATAGCAGATCTGCAAGTAGGTGAGGGTAATCAACAAGCGGCAGTGGGTACCACAGTAGCCTTGTTGGAAAGAGGAAGCAGAACAATGTCTGCTATTCACAAAAGAATTTACGCAGCCTTAAAACAAGAGTTCAAATTAATGGCAAGAGTTTTCAAGTTATATCTACCTAACGAATATCCCTACGATGTCGTTGGTGGTCAAAGAATGATTAAACAAGCAGACTTTGATGACAGAGTAGATATATTGCCAGTTGCAGATCCCAACATATTTTCTCAGACACAGCGTATTTCCCTCGCACAGTCGGAGCTGCAGCTGGCTACATCTAATCCACAAATACATAATCTGTATCAAGCGTACAGACACATGTATGAAGCTTTAGGTGTAAAAGATATTGATAAAATTTTAAAACGACCACCTATTCCCGCACCGAAGGACCCAGCGTTAGAGCACATTGATGCTCTCGCTGGGCGTCCGTTCCAAGCATTTCCAGGTCAAGATCATAGAGCACATATAACTTCTCATTTAAATTTTATGGCAACTAATATGGCTAGAAATAATCCTATGGTGATGGCTGCATTAGAAAAAAATTGTTTTGAACACATTTCTTTAATGGCACAAGAACAAGTTGAAGTAGAATTTAGAGAAGAGATGCAACAATTAATGGCCATCAGACAAAATCCACAAGCTGCGATGAATCCACAAATTCAAATGCAAGCAAAAATGACAGCAGAAAAAATAGAAGCAAGAAAAGCACAACTTATTGCTGATATGATGGAAGAGTTTATGAAGGAAGAGAAGAAAATTACGTCTCAATTTGATAATGATCCTGTTGCAAAACTAAGAGCAAGAGAATTAGACCTTCAAGCACAAGAAAATGCAAGAAAACAAAAAGAAGGTGAAGAGAGAATCAACCTTGATCGAATGAGAGCCATGAT